GCGCGCTTTCCGGCTCCACCTTCACCGGAGCGCCCGTCGTGTTGAAGACTTGAACAGAGACATTGGACTTTAGGGTGGTACCTCCTGCGCTAATCAAAGAAACCCGCGCGCCGGATTTACCGCCGCTAACAAGTTCGATCCCACGCTCACCAACGATACCGATTTCACCGGGCGCTATGTCGCCGCCTTTTGCAAAGAATCCACCGAAGACCTTCGCCAATCCCTTGACGATGCCTTCGGTTGCTGCCTTGCCTACGATCGCGCCTGTGCTCCGTGTGGTAGATCCGCTAGCGCCCGTTGCCGAATCGTCGGAGAGCAACGCCTTTGAGATGGAGAGCCCAATCATTTGCTTGATTGCTTCTTCGATGAAGTCTCGCTCGAAAGTCTCCATCAACCGTTGAATACCGTCTTCACCGTCGAGCCATACATCGGCAAGCGAAGAGGAGAGATTGTCTGCCAAACGCTCCACCTCACGTTGCCGCTTTTCCATGGCACGCTCGGCTTTGTCCAACAGTTGCTCTAGCTCGCGCTCCGTCTCCTTCATTGCGCGAAGCTCATCATCTGCAATGTCTTCGCGAATCGCCTTCAACTCGTTGGCATACGTCTCTTCGACGATAAGACGCGCCTTCGCGGACATTTCTGAATCTTTGATCGTCTCTTCAATCAGCTTGAGATTGTCGTCGCGTGCATCCTCTGCGATCTTGATACGATCGTTGGAGGATTGGACAAGCTGATCCTGTAAACGATCCAACAACTCTTTCTGTTTCTTGAGCGTCTCTTCGTCGATGCCCCCGACAAATTCGATTCCACCCTCTTTACGCTTGCCGGCATTGGCTACGGTTTCGAGCTGTTCGCGCGTCTTCAACAGTGCCGCAAGATTCTTTTCGGACTCCGCGATCAGATCAGAGTTGGTAAACCAGAGTGGCCCGTCTTCACCCTGTGTAGCCTGCGCAGTGCGGAGCTTGTCCAGACTCTCCGTTACTTTGCGTATCCGCTCGTCCATGCGGGTTAGCTGTTCGTCTGCATCTCCGCCTTGCAAGCCTTGCCAAGCGTTGTAGAGATCAACAGACACGCTCGCCGCAAACACCTTCGTCTGCAGTGCGAGCTTGGCCATCATGTCGCCAGCCTTGTCGAGCGCTGCGATTTCGGCTGCCGTCAGGATCGGTGCCGATTCCTTTAGACGTTCGATCTCTTCGGAGCTAGCGGCTGCCATCTGTGCGAATGAAGCGCCGGAACGGCCGGCCGCTTGTTGTGCGAGTGACAGCCGTTCCGTTACGCTACTGACGTTGGCAAGCTTGACGATGAATTCATCGAAGATATCAATGCCTGCGCGCTGCGATCCGCTAAAGTCTTCCGTTGATATCTTGAGCCGCTTCAACACTGGCTCGATATCGCTCGTGCCCTTCGTCTCTAGGTCACCAAGCCGGCGCAGGAATTCCTTGAGTCCAACTTCCAACTGTCCAAACTCTACACCAAGTTGTTCCGCTGCAAACTTGTTGCGTTGGAGAGCTTCAACGTTGATGCCGAGCCGATTGCTGGCAGCGTCCAACGAGTCTGCCAAGTCGAGCACGCTACTAGCGAGAGACGCCACACTACCAATACCGACGGCTGCACCAAGCGAAGCAAACCCACGACGCAATAACGTCAGGGTTTGCTCGGATGAGCCGATGCCCTTCTCGATTCTACTGAAAGCATTTTCGATGTTGGATCCGGCTGTCTTCGCTTCTTTGACGGCTCCATCGAAACTCTTTCGGAGCTTGCCCAAATCCGCGAGTAGATCAACCTCCAACTCTAGAAATGGGATGGCTGACAATCCAAACTCCTAAGCGATGGAGCGGACTCTATCCGGCGCTTGAGCCGATAGAGACAACAACTCTTTTTCTTCGTCCCTTCCTCGTGTGCGGGCTTCAACCGCAGGCGCAAGGTCCCACGGCGTGCTGTCCCAAAACTCTCGCGGTCCCCATCCTAGATTGCCCAATGCAATTCGTCGGAGTAGATCCCAGTTTTGTCCATCACGCACTTTTGCTATCGGCGTCTTCGCCGTCGTCTCCCTCTTCCTTATCCTCGTCCGTCTCTTCACCGTCACCCTTTTCGGTGTCGGTGTTTTGCGCTCCCCTAGAAACGCAGCCGGCAATCAACTTCGCAACAGGAATCATGAACACGTTATAACCGTGCTCGACAACCATATCTCCGAAAAATGCCATGTCGCGAGCCTTGTTTCGTTTGCCCGCGTTGGTGTTGAATGCCCAGAGGCAAAGCACCAAGATGCCGAAGTGCCCTTCATCTTGGATGCGTCGCCAGACGTGGCGCAGTCCTAACGATGTACGCTGTTCGATGATCTCGATTGCGCGCCATGTCGGCACGAGCACGTAATCTTTTCCATCAACGGTAACAACTTGTTCGCCTGTTGCGGCCATTGCCCGTGGCCCTTTCTAACTTTAGGGGGATAGAGATTGATTAGAGAGAAGTGCCCGCGGTGAAGAGAATTGTTCCGGAGCTTTCAAACGAAATCGAAAACATCTCGGCGCTGTTGTATTCGCCGTTCCGCTCGTAGCTCGGTACCTGTGCGGAAAACTGCCACGTGTCGTGGGTGCCGGGTGTACCCGATCGCATCTGAATGGTGATGAGATTCTGAGACAGCGCCGCTGCCTGCATATCCCTATCAACGATATCCTGTCCGTCGAAGGGGCCCGATGCACTCAACGACATTGAGCGCACGCCACCCCCTTGAAGAAGCTTGCGGAATCCCGCGGAGTCTTTGTCCGTCACGTCCACGGTTTCACCGTTGATGGTGAATGAATTCGCGCGCGCAGATCCCATCTTGTTGAACGTGCCAGCTCCACCCTGATCTTCGACGTACAGCGTAAAGTGTTCGCCCCGCCGTTCCATGTTTGGTATCCCCTCTAAAGTTGGTGTTACGCCGCTCCGCCCAACACGAGACGTAGCGTGACGATTCGAGAATAGGCATCGTCGATATCGTCGAGGATGGGACCGAATGCTTCTTCATAGAGACTCGTGTATCCCACAACGGAGACGGGCGACCGATGTATCAACGATCGCATTCTCTCCGCTATGGTATCCACGATGACGGTTGATCCGGTCTTGGATGTTGTGACACGGAAATCCAACAACAGCTCGCGCCCTTGACTTGTTTTGTCGTCAAAGGGCGTGTCAGATGCCGGTCCTGTAATGCAGATGAGAGGAAGTGCCGCGCCTTCCGGAACAGAGTGTATGAATACAGACGGCGCACTCATGAATGTCGATATCAGTGACGCCAACGTGGGATCGCCAGCAAGTCTGGCTTGATACGCCGTCAGTGCTACATCCATCTACGCACCTCTCCGCAAAATGCGAAGCATCGCAGCGCGCGCTTCCATCACTCCACGACGGAGGTAGGGACGCGGTGCTTGATTGATAGAACGTCCAGCCGAATCGACGCCTTGAAATCCATACTCCAATCGTCGAGCGCCAACGCGATTGGTTCCTACGTAGCCCCGAATCTTGTTGCCCACCTTAGCCACGCCAGCCGTGATAGAACGCACTAGGGCGCCCGTCAATCGCTTCGGAGGCTCGCCCGGGAGTGAAGGGGCCAATCCGATCAATCGGCCACCACGGGTCAAATCCGTGGGCTGTGTACGGTTGATGAGCTTGACCACGTTATTCCGCGCAATCTGTGCCGCACCGTTGATGCGCTCCGTTAGAATGCGCTCGATCTCACGATCAAACTTTTTGTTTTTGCTTACGCGTGCCATCAATCCTCCGGCAGCTCTTGCGTGCCGGGTCCGCGGACGGTGCGCCTTACCTCCGCCTCGATATGATCGGTCTTGCTCAACGTTCGGATTTGTATGACGACAGCCTCCACACCATCGCCACGTCTACGGATATGATCTCCGCGAGCGATATCCACACCCTCTTCCAAATAGAGCACGTCGGTGTACATCGTTTCATCACGTTCGCCACGCCTGCGCCCGCCCGCAGACATGGCGCTCAATCGTCCCTTGTGCGTGCCGATCTTTACAAACGAGTTGATGAATCGACCGGGCCCGTCTTCCACCTGCGCCGGCCGATAGATTTGAATGGTGTTGAACAGTAGATGTTTTATGCCTGCCATCGCATCACCTCAACCCAACTCGCACGTAGGGCTTTAGCAAGACTTCAACTTCGTCTGGTAGTTGTGGTGTGGTGCCGGCTGTCAGAGACACAGGGTTGGTGTATTGCACGCTGTAGTCTCCCAACGACTCCGCACCGATCTGCACATTGCGTTGCATTTGTTGGTACGTGTGGCGCACTAGCGTGTATGCAGCCGCTTCTAGATCAGCGGGCAGCCGGAAGTCCGCAGACGTGATCTCTTCATCATCGTCCGTCGTGAATGTCGGCAAGTAGTATCCGCCTTGGTAGACGAATTCATACACCGCCTTGCCACGCTCGGACGTTGGAAGTTGCGAGATCCCACCTCCATACATCACGTTGGAAAACCAACCGCCGCTGCGGAACACGCTACCTTGCCGTCTGTCCAACTGATAATCGGTTGACGGGATCGTCGCACCGTTGAGCTTCACAGACGTCAACGAAACGATTGGCGTGACGGTAAGCCATTGCCGTGTGGTTTCCCGATAGGGCAACAGCTCCGTAATGGTGTGCCGTGCGAGTGGTCTAGAGAGGCGCGCGACGATTGCGTCGCTCGCTCTTTGAATGATCCTTTGGAGTTTTGGATCCTCCGCCGTCTCGTCGAGACACAGCCCCATTTCTTCTTTCACCGCTTCTAGCGTCGTCAGTGCGGTCGTTGATGGAGCGATCGTTACGTCTAACATCCGGCGTTCCCTCCCGTGTCGTGTACCCGCGAATCATGCTCAACCCCCTAAAGTGTGGATGGATGAAGAAGCTAGGCGGAAGGGGTTGCGTGGAGCTATGCCTGCGCACTGGCACGCTGTCAGCGCCGCAACCCCTTCCGTACCCTAGCCGACACTCAACACGCCAGAATGAGTGCCTTAGCGCTTGGCTGCGATCTTTTCGGTCTTCTCGGCTGGCGCTACCTTGGGTGCGAACGCATCCATCCCGAGAGCACGGCGCTTGTTCTGACACAGCTCGAAAGCCGCGTCACGTTCTGCGGGTGTAATCAACTGTCCGAAGAGTTGGCTAAGATACTTCACATCCGGCTTGCCCGTCTTCTGTTCCCACGCTTGAGGAATGTATTCATCCAACGTTTCACAGTGAAGGGCAATCCTGTTGATGCGATGCTGCGCGTCTTTCTGTGCACGCGGTGCCACAAGATCATCATTGACGATTTCCGGGAGAACCATGTTCGGATCTTCATACGCAGCAACGCCGGCTCGAACATACATGGCCGCTTGTTCCGGGCGAAACTCCGCCGCCTCTCCCGCATTGTATTTGCTCGCATGCTTGGTGAAACGCACTTCAACAAGGTCAGACATTCTTTGACACCTCTTTGTGTTGATCCGGGTCGGGCTTGATTCCGAGCATGAGAGCGCCCCGGTAAGCTTTCAGTCCAACGTGTGTCAGATCGCCCGTAGGGTCCACCCACACCTCTCCGCCAATCTCTCGCCATCGACGGCAAAACGTAATGTCTTCGCCCCAGTAGCGACCATCTTTGTCCAACTCTGTTTGGAACAACGCAAAGTCGAAGGGTTGATGTTCCATCTTGAGCGGATCGGCGTCCGAAGGCTCACAGATGGCTAGGTGTGGATACGCGTCCATCATTTTGTGTAGAGCGGATCTAGCGATGAGCATGAATCCCGTTCCCACGGATCCTACCGAGATTGTTCCATCCAATCCCAGCTCGCCCCCTCCATTGTCGTTGAGGAAGTTGACAGCCCAATCGCTACGCTCACTCTTTTTGATCGACGCGTAGGCTAGGACTTCCTTACCCGTCATCACGGCTTTGTAGAGCAGACGTACCAAGTCACCTGCCTGCCAACCTTGATCGGAGTCGATGAATAGAATG